CGTCAACTAGGAGAAATACCATGACAAAATACCTCTTGCTCAATCCCCTCACACCAGAACAGTTCGGAATGGACTCATGGGAGGCTCTCTACGAATCTCTCGAAGAATTCTCATGCAACGCTCTCATGTCTGCTGACGTTGAGGGTCGTCCTATCGCCTTCGCATACGCTTCTACCAAGGCAGCACTCGAACAGATGTGTACTATCGTAGATCTCGATGGAACTATGGTCGAATACACGGCTACATATGACCAACTCGTCCGAATCTAAGAGGAAATACACGGAGGAAGAGCTGAAACAACGCTCTTCTTACAAATTTCGTAGGTTTAACACAAAACAGGAGAAGAAATCATGCGGTTAACTAAGCACCGAGGGACATTCAACCTAGAAATGTCCTCAGTGGACGTAAATAACCTAGCTTTGTTGCTAAGAGGGTACCAAGAGATCATCAAAATAACAAAATACCACCAAGAAGCGCCTAATCTGATGATTCTCCTACAAGAATTCATCGAAGAACTCACCAAATACCAGCGAGAGGCATACGCGTACGACAAATACCTAGCAGAACAGGAGATGGGCAGGAATAGGACTATGTAAAACAGCTCCTAGTAGGTACCATTATGACATTCCTTGGGTATATTCTGAGTGGAGTATACCAGAACGAGTGTCATGGCGGAGATTCTCGGGAGATTTCGGGGTTCTGAGAGGGAATTCTTGAGGGTACAAAACCAATATACCTTTCCAAACTATACCCATAGAACCATCATCAAAAACTATCTAAAGGGCATCCACATGTGGACAATCTACTTCATTGACGTACTCGAAAATATCGGGTGTATCGCTGGTATCATTCTCGTTGTATCGTGTATTATAGCATTCATCTCAGGTATGAGTGCTGTGATGGATGACTCAATGCGAGCACAGCATATCTTTAAACGAACTACTGTAGCTATCGCTCTCAGTGCTCTTTTCATCATCTTTGTACCTGCTAAGAAAACTATGTATCTGATGGTAGGTGCTTACGCTGTTGAGCGTGTTGTTGAAACTCCAGAAGCTAAAGAATTTGGTTCTAAGCTTCTTACTATCGTTAACTCTAAGTTAGATGAAATGATCGAGAAAGAGAGTAAGAAAAAGTAAGTTACCTTGTCTGACATCCATTCCGTAGCCGGAACCTAATAGGGATTTTCCCTTCCGTTGGGTTATTATAGGGATATTATTAATGATATTCCTATAAGACATTCTTAAGAGACTATCATAAGAGAATATCTTAAGAGAACATCATCAATGAAGTTAATCAAAGAGGTTTATCAATGAACGTTAATCCATACACCAAAGTATCCTATGATACTATCACAGAGACCATCCCTGTAGTTACTACTACTTATGAATCTAAGACTAAGTATGTAATGAAAGAAGAACAAGTATATGAAGTTACTTTAACACAAGAACAAGTAGATGTTATTGTTGCTATCTGTGGTAATGTTATTGGTGGAGGTGATACCAGACGTATAACAGATAGTATCTGGGAAGGGTTGCAGAACTATAGTACCAGAGCAGATACAGGGTGGACAAGTAGAAAGTATAGCTTTAAAGACTTCTTTCTTGTTGATACCTCTTCTTACAACTCCCGTTATCTCATTACTAAGGATGAAGAATGAATCTAATTGAAATAATCAAAGCCTATACAGAAGGCAAAACTATTGAGTATCGTAGTACAGATCCAAAAGTAAAAGATAATGAATGGATACCCAAAAACCCTTTCCGTGGTGACATCTCTTTCTACCCTAGTGACTTCGAGTATCGTATCCAACCTAACCATGAAGTTAAATATGTACTAGCAGCTCACTTTGAAGACGCTCTCAAAACAAATGGCTTCTGTTCTTCTAGACCATACATGCATGTATCAATGTGTGAGAATACTAAACGTATCAAACTAACATTCGAAGATAATAAACTAACCAAAGCAGAGGTAATCTAATGAAACACATCTATCGTGGATTCCATCCATACATCGTTAGTGACTTTATCCGTGGTAAAACCGTATGGTTTCGTAGAAATGAAAGTGAAGTATGGGATAAAGTAGCTCCTTACGAATTCCCTAGTGACGTCTACCGAGTGAGCAATAATATGTATGAATTCACTCTCAAACTTCAAATCAGTACTGCTAACATCCATGTTCATGTATGCCCTCGAAGCGGTCACTTATGGGCTACTGCTGATCAACAGCCATGTGCTGACAATATCAAAGTAACCTTCAATGAACACGGTACACCAGTCAAAGCGGAGATTATCTAATGAAACTCAACTCAAAAACAGAACCAGCATTCAAGCCAGTAGAATTCACAATAACCTTTGAAACTCAAGAAGAAATCAACTTAATACATAAACTCATGAAACGTAATGTAACTGTACCAAGTGTTGTGTATGGCCACTATGCTAAAGAACCTAAAGAGCAACAACAACTATCAACTCTAATGGGTTCAATCTCTAACGCACTTAACAAACATGTGTTATGATCTGGTTTATCATACTCCTTGTATGGCTCATGTTTATGGCTCTATTCAAAGTATGGTATACAAGACGCTCTGAAAAGAAACGTAAAGAAATCCTTGATTCAAGAGAAACAGACAAAGGAAAGAACCTAAATGCCAAGCTTACTACCACGGAATCCCGAAGAGGCTTCAGAAATCTACCGACAACTCATCGTTAGAGTTCGTAAATCAGTTAAAGATAAGGAATGTATCGTATTTGACCCCGTAACAGGGGTTCAAAAATGCTTTCTAGATGGTAAACTCATCTGGGTTAAGTATGTGAAAGGTTCAGGTGTAACATTCGGAGGGAATGATGACTGATACTGTGTTAGTGTACCGTTGTGAAGTCATTGGTGATCGCCTACAAGGTGGTCATCGTTATTCAAACACCTACGTTAAACTGACAAACGAGTGGATTAATTTACCAACACCTTGGCAAGATGGTCTACGCAAGCATCTAATTAACGGTAGCCCTTTTTGGTGTGGTTGTAGGTCTCTAAAGCAGTTCTTCAAATGGTGGAATCAAGACCATCTAACCCACCATAAAAAAACTCGTAACAGACTAGCTATTCTAGAAGTACCCAAATCAGAAGTCAAATATGGCAAAAACCAAGTAGTATTCAACCGTAAGAAAGCTCGTATAGTAGGTAAAATCAATGAAAAAGGAGAAGCAGTATTTAACCGCAGTTATCTACGACAAACGGGGCAGAGTGCTTAGTATAGGTAAAAACAACTATACAAAGTCTCATCCGTACCAAGCTGAGTGTGCTGCAGCAGTAGGTCTACCTGAAAAGATATTCCTACATGCTGAGATTGATGCTATCATCCGATGCAAAGATTTAACCAAAGCACATTCTATTCATATCTTCAGAACAGGAAAGTCTGGTTCTTATTTGTTAGCTAAACCTTGCCCTGCATGCGCTAATGCTATCAGTAAAACACCTATCAAACAAGTTATGCACACATGAAACCAATCATATTCGCAACTTTCAAAGAGGTTAACAACGCATCACTTGCACTGCCTAAAAACCACGGTAAGATATGGAGTAACTACGAAAAACAGCTATTGCGTGTAGAAATCACAGCAGGTAATCTATCAGTGCATGCCATTGCTGATTTACTTGAAAGAAGTCCGTACGGCGTCTGTTGCCAAGCTAAAAGCCTTGAGCTAGTAACTTATGATAATGTATCAGCCTGTTACTTTGTAGCTCCTAGTATTGTTAATCAAAACCCTTGTGCTGAAATTCCAACCACGAAAGAACCTATGTCAAACAACATCTTCACAACACAAACAATCGTATTCACAACTACCATCGAGACTGCCTCACCAGAACAACTCATCCAACTGTTATCAAACATAGCTCAAAAACAAGAGGAACTAGCTGGTCTTCGTGCTTCTGATAATGCTTACATCATCAAGCAATTAGGAAAACTCTCACTAGCTAAAGCAGCTGTATTAGCTGAATTGGAAAAACGCGCATGAGTGAAATCGTATCTACCACAGTAACAACACAAACACACGTTCTAACCTTAAGCGATAAAGAGCTGAAAGTGTTGTATTCAGCTATTAGTCACTTAAGTGGTGTAAAACTATTCGAATTAGTCCAAGATAATGGGTTCGAAAACGATATCCCAACTTGTAAAGAAGCTGGTGATACCCTGTATGATATCTATCAAACTGTTTGTAAAGGCGTACTGTAATGAACTTAAATAAAATCCTACTTGATGAAGATAACGACTACCTTGAAACCGTTGAAGTAATCCAACAAGGTGACTGGGAAAACGACTACAAAGACTACTCTTCCCGTGAAGACATCGTAAAATTTGATAACAAATTCTATCGTGTAATCCATAATCGTTCAGGTAACTATTACTCTGACTACGAGTATGGTGACATCGATATTGACGAAGTAAAACCCGTTCAAGTAACAGTAACTAAATACCATTCAATCTAAGGGCACATCATGAACACAATCTCTATCTCTGTATCTGGCACTGACCTCGAAACAATCAACATCACTCTCACTGATGCTGAAGTTAAAACTATCTATGAAGATAACAAGAAGTACAAAACAGAATTAGAGTCTGTTAAGAAAGAGCTATCATACGCTCAGAGTAACAAAGACTACTACTCAAAGCTCCATACAGAAGCTACCAACGAACTCAACGGTATGCATGCTCTGTTTACTGCCTTTGAAGTACCTGAAAAGTACAAAAACGAAGGTATGTACTCTGAGGTAACCTACCCGTTAGCTACTCGTATGGCTCTCTATTTGTCCAAGAAAGGTTAATCATATGTGGATGTGTATGACCCAAGAACACAACTGTTGTCGTGGTGCTGATGTAGCGTTTGGTGAAAGTCCAGAAGAAGCATTCCGTCAATTCCGTAACTACCACGATGATGACGCTGACCCTGAAGATATGGCGTTCTACGAGCTAGGTAAAATGCAAACAGCTACCGTAACTTGGACTTTGTCTTAGCCGGAACCTAATAGGGAACATCTCTAAGTAGGAATAAAAAAGAGAATCGTAATTGATTCTCTCTTTATTTTATAAACCTTCTTTACGAATAATCTCTTGCAACTCTTCATCTGAAAGGTCTGCAGTACGATTAGTGTTAGTCTGTTCAATACGGGCTAACTTAGGATTCTCATACTCTGCCAACAAGGAGGCATATCGAGCAGCATCCTCATAATTATCCTCAGCGATAGCTTTGTGAATTGCCATTCGCATAACGTCTAATGGAGAAAGCTTTGGTAGCTCATCCATCACCTGAATAAAGTTCTTAGCGTTAAGCTTGAACTGTTCTCTAGCCGCAATATTAGCCTGTTTAGCTACAACGCTCTTCAGCTGATTTGCTCTAGCCGTCTCAGGAGTAATCCTCTTGAGATTATCTAGGGATTTAGGATTAAAACCCTTCCCTAATTTAACTTCGCTCATTTGTGTACCTCTTTTTAAATTTATTTTCTAATAGGTACCATCTAGCAAATTCACCGTAAACTAACTATCTTCCAAAAGGAAAACAAAATGACACAAGCTCAAAACACTGAAGGCCGCAACGAAATCATCAAGAACGTTGAACTCCACTGGGTTAAACTCGACAAGCCAGTAGCGCCCTTCGGAGTCGAGCAGTACGAAATCTCCGTTCAAGTGGATAAAAAGCGTGCTGCAGAACTCGAAGCCTACGGTAAGACTAAGCCTGTCAAAGACCGTGACGGTAAAGATACAGGTAAAGTATCTATTAACCTCAAGAAGAAAGCTCAAAAGAAAGACGGTACAGATGCCACTAAAGTACGTGTCGTTGATATAAGCAAACAGCCACTCGACCCTAAGACCATCGGTAATGGCTCTGTAGGTAACGTCATGGTGTTCTTGAAAGACTACCAAATCAAGACACCTAAAGGTGTTGTAACTAAAGAAGGTACCTCTGTAATGCTCACTGCAGTACAAGTATCTAACCTCGTTAAATACGAACCAAAGAATAGTAACTTCGTTGACTTCGATGATGACGGTGATGAACCAGCCCCAACAGGCCACTCACCAGCAGACTTCTGAACTGACGATTACCCACTATAAAAACTAGCCCTTCGGCAGACCCACCAGTCTGTTGAACGGGCTTTTTTATTTCTTCTATCCAAAAGGAACACCTATGATCAGCCATTCAGCACGAGTACTAGCACGACAAGCATTAACTAATAATTTAAATGAGCTAGAAGATGATATCGCTTTTGACAAAGCAGCAGTATCCAACTACTACGACCGTTGTGATATCCTACTAGCAAACGAAACGTCAGATGAATTCAAGAAACTAAACTTCTGGAAAACAGAATTAAGAAATGACCGCAGCAAAGCTGCTCGTATCCGTAAAGCCCTTAAGGAACTAAAATGAAAACATTTTGGGTATGTATCAACTATGATTCAGGTTCAACCGTAGAATACTACACTGAAGGAACATCTGAATCCGCTGTCTATGATGAAGTCTATCTTGACCTAGGTTTTGACCCCGGTGAAGTTTATGTTGAAGAAGTAAAGGAAACACAATGATCGGTGATATCGGATCTATTAACACTGCTATTCAATACAGCAAACATCTCGAAGAACGCCCAGCTGACTACGAAAAGCCAGTTGTGTTCTTTGTAGGTACACCTATCTTTGATACAGATATGTTTGAAGGTCATGAGGTAGCTCATGTACGTACTGTTAATCATCCTGCATGGGGTTCTGATAAAGTACGTACCTCATCTGTGCTTAATAAGTTTGATGACGGTAGCTTCGAGACTCGTAACACTATGTACAAACCTTATGTTGAAATGATGGGATCCTAATATGACTGACCGTAAACTAGCAACTATTCGCCGAATCTCTGCTCTAACACCTATTCCTGATGCTGACAAAATTGAAACAGCTACTGTAGATGGTTGGAAAGTAGTATGTCAAAAAGGTTTGTATGAAGTAGGTGACTTATGTGTGTACCTAGAAATTGACTCGTGGGTTCCTAACGAAGTAGCTCCATTCCTGACTAAAGCAGGTAAAGAACCTAAAGAATACAAAGGCGTTAAGGGTGAACGACTCAAAACGGTTAAACTCAAAAAGCAAATCAGTCAAGGTTTGTTACTACCACTATCTGAAATCCCTAAAAGCTCTCTAGGGTATGAATTCGGTGTAACTGAAGGTGAAGACCTAACAGAATTCTTAGGTATCCTCAAGTGGGAACTCGAAATTCCAGCTCAACTACGTGGCATGATGAAAGGTAATTTCCCTCAATTCATCCGTAAAACAGACCAAGAACGAGTTCAAAACCTAAGCCGTACTGTTGAAGCGTGGTCTAGAGAACCATCATTGTGGGAAGTCACTGAGAAGCTTGATGGTTCCTCAATGACTGTGTACCTCAAAGACGGTGTCTTCGGTGTATGCTCTCGTAACATCGACCTTAAAATTGAAGATACTAGTAACGCCTTTGTTGCTATGGCTCTTAAACTAAAGCTCAATGAATCCATGCCTACCACCCGTAATAACTGGGCTATCCAAGGCGAACTCTGTGGTCCCGGCATCCAAGGTAACTACTACGAACTGTCTGAGCACACATTCTTTGTGTACGATATGTACGATATCGATAACCAACAGTATCTAGATTGTGAGTACACTCGCTCAATGACTAAACACATGGGTCTTCGTGCTGTACCAATGATTACAATACAAACCCTTGCAGATGAGACCGTAGAGACTATCCTCGAAGGTTGTCAAGGTATCTCGTTCCTTATCAACAAACCAGCAGAAGGAGTTGTATTCAAGTGTCTCGATAATGATAGTTCTTTCAAAGCAATTAACAATGAATGGTTACTAACAAATGAGTGATGTAGAACAATACTATAAGAAAATGCAAGAACATTTTCCTAACAGCCGACCTTGGGATCAACTGCATCCACAAGAACAAATGATGATTGTGCAAGCAATCAACATGACTCTACAAGTGTTATCAACATGAACCACGACTATATTTACTTCGATGAAGAAACCAAAATCACATTCATGTGTGATATGTACTATCAGCCTGAAGAAAAAGGTTCTCTTGATAACTACGGTTTAAAAAATGAACCTGACTATCCAGAGGAATGTTACATTGAAAAGATGTCTATGATCTCTGACCACCACAACCGTGATATCTCACCTATCATTGATGAAGGAGTTAAAGACTATATCGTACAACAATTCTTAGAAGAATTCAAAGATGAAGACATCTGAGCTAGACCACTACTTTGTATTCGGTAAACATAGCTTCGATCGTATGTACTACGGTGTAGCAGGTAAAGATATCAGCTACAACGATGCAGTAATGTTTCTGACCTCAAAAGAAGCTAACGACTACGCAAACAAACTCAACAAGGCTAATACAGATGATGTGCTATCGTGATATGACATTCTGTAATGCAAAATGTCAAAACAAAGAATGCCACCGACAAATTACTGATAAAGTGATTGAAGGCGGTACTAAGTGGTGGGGTAGTACTGACTTCCCTATCGCTATCAGTGACTTTAGCATTGACTGCAAGGAGTATCAAAGTGATGACGCTAAGTAAACACGAAATGATTATTAACCGCTCTGAATACGATGACCTAGTTAAAGCTGCCTTATGGGGTGAAGCTTTAGACGCTGCTGGTGTAGACAACTGGCAAGGTCATGACGAAGCAGTAAAAATCTACCAAGAAATGTTAAAGGATAATGTATGAAACGTACTGTATACCTAGCAGGTCCAATGGAACATGTATCGGCTGAATCCGCTAAGGGTTGGCGTAACATTGCTACATGGCAACTAATCCAAAATGATGTCCTAACCTTAGACCCTACTCGCCGTATCCATAACTTCGAACAACGTGCTATGAAACGTATCTTCGAGTTAGACCTACGAGACATTCAAGAGTCTGACATTATCCTTGTCAACCTTGATAACCCAACAGTAGCCAAGCATGGTACTGCTATGGAAGTATTCTACGCTTCGTATGTCCTACGTAAACCCGTAGTAGCATTCAAAGCTGATGCTTCTATTATCCACCCATTCTTTGAGTCCCTTGTCACTGAATGGCGTTCAACTGTCGATAAAGCTTGTGACACTATCATCTGCGAATATCTGTGACATTGGTTAGTCGGAGCCTAATAGGAGGTACCAATGTACAAAGAAAACGATGAAAGACTAATCTGTAAACATGAAGGATGTAATAATTTATGCCCAACATCTAGAGCAGGACCAAAAGGAATTATACAACATAAGCAATGCCATACTTGCTCAAAACTGTTATCAAAATATGGCATAACTAATGGTGATCGTTTAAAATTACTAAACGAACAAAACCATAAATGTGCAATTTGCCAAAAAGAAATAGCATTATCTGGTAGATTCAGTAAAGGTGACAAAGATGAAAACTCAGCAGTAATTGATCATAACCACAACACAGGAAAAATAAGAAAACTCTTATGTTCCTCATGTAATATTGGATTAGGGAAATTCTACGAATCAGAAGAAAACCTATCCAATGCTGTAAAATACCTAAAATCATTTAAAGAACAAAACTAATGTTTGCTATCATCTGGACTTGTATTGTATGTTTCGCATCTGTATGCGTAATCTCTCAACTATTTAAACCAGCAAAGGTACATATCTAATGCCATACATCAAATCTGACCGCCGTATTAAACTTAAAACCAAAGATGTACCAATAACAGCAGGTGAATTAAACTTCATGCTGACTGAACTATGTATTGCATACATGAGCGATACAGGTGTATCATACCAAAGTATCAATGACGTAGTAGGTGCCTTAGAAGGTGCTAAACTAGAGTTCTATCGCCGCTTTGCTGCACCCTACGAAGATACTAAAATCAAGGAGAATGGCGATGTTTATTGATAATGACAAACAGCTGTGGAAAGCTGCAGACTACAAACGTGAATTCGGTGTTGATAACAAACAAGACTTCTATGACCAATACCTAACAAAGAAAGTATGGCCTGAAACATTCGCTAAATCATACAATCAAGAAATTGATGAACACCAAACCTCTTTCAAAATCTTAACTACACCTATGACCAAAGACCAAATCAACCCAGACCACTACCAAGGTATCGTAGGTAACTACCAGTATATCGAATGTATGGAATTTATCCTTGGTAAAGAAGGCTTGAAAAAGCATTTACTCGGTCAAATCTATAAGTACCTCATGCGTATGGGTAAGAAAGATAACGAACTACAAGAAGTACGTAAAGTAGTCTGGTATACTCGTTGCCTCGAAATCCTTGAGCGTGAAGGTACTATCATTGGCTTCTTAAGCGAACTCAAGTGAGATTAGTACTTATACTCGCAGACCGTCTACGGGTATACGAAGGACTCAAATTCTTAGCTGAGTTTGAGTTCTCCGCTACACCATCTATTGAACAAATTGAAGAAGTGAGAACCCAAAAGTATGACTAAACCATTTGATGTAGTAGACTTCATTATTGAATTCGAATCAGGTAACTTAAATATGGAAAGAACTATCAAAGGATTCCAATACCTAATCAATACTCGCACAATCAATAACCTACAAGGCTCATACCAGCGTATGGCTCAACAACTAATTGATAATGGCCTCTGCGAATATCCACCCACCTCGAATAGTTAAAACGTACACCTCCAAGTTAGACGGTAGAGTCAATATAAACTACATCTATGAATGCCATCGATGTAAGTCTCTATGGATAACTTCTAAAGAGTACAAGGAGCATGTATGCAAGTTGAATCTCCTGTCTTAATCGCTGGTATCGGCTTAGTGTATCTCTATATCTCTATAGAACAATTCACTAAAGGTAATATCGGTATGTCAATAACCTACTTTGGATATGCTCTCGGTAACGTGGGCTTATATATGTTAACACAATGACACTATTACATTGCCCTGAATGCATGAGTACTAAAATACTTGTATACGAAGAAACATCATGGGATATCAACAACTATGAAATGTACTGTCACTCTGTAAAACTATGTGACGCAGATGCAAAAGCTCGTTGCCAAGACTGTGACTGGACAGGTCAACAACAACAACTAGAAGGATGGAATGAACTTAATCAAGACAGTTAAACGATGGGTTGCAGGTAGTGATAAGCTCTTCGATATCTACGAGTGTACTGTAGATGAAGTTGAAGAATATACCTCCGACTCAGGTAAGTCTATGGTGAAGGTTACTATCGGTGACACTGAGTATACAGGACTCCATAACAAATGGGTCTATGAACATCTCTGTGAAAACGAAAGTAGTCCTTCATTCGTAGTCATGTGGCGAGCACCTAAAGGCAAACCTATGGTTGCTTATGTAAAAGAAATATGGCAAGACCATATCAAGGGAGAATACAATGTCGAAGTCCCCGCCGAGACTAACGCCTACAGCAACAGCGGTGAGTCATTTGTTTATCTTTGGACAAACAAAGACACCGATAGAAAGTATATCGGAAAGCACAAGGGAACAGCTGATGATGGATATGTCTGCAGCAGTGAAAGCCTTATCGCAGAGTACAATGAATGCCCCTCAAGATTCATCCGTACAATCCTAGCGTATGGTACTGATCAAGAGATGCATGAGTTGGAAACTCAACTAATCATCACGCTGAAAGCTACTAAGAGTCATCTGTATTACAACATGAGTAACAACTTAAGGAAAGACTAATGAACAAAACATGGACATTCACGCCTAAATTTAGCATCAATGACACTGTATACTTTCGAGATGGAGAATCAGTAAGTAAGCTAACTGTAAAGTCTATTCAGCCTATTGTGATGGCTGATAACTGGAAGCCAGATGAAATCAGTTTAACAATCCGATACTACATTACTGGTTTTGTAAGCTCAGTTGGAAAAGTTGTAGCTGAAGAACTCTTATATGCAACTGCTGATGAGGCTTTTAAATGAAACCAATGTTATTACCACGAGAGTTACCTGACTTAGATACTCTCAAGTATCCTGTTATTGTGACTCCTAAGCTAGATGGTATCCGCTGTCTAATTAAAGATGGAGTAGCATTAAGCCGTACCCTTAAGCCTATCCCTAACAAGCACATCCAACAATGGGCATCTGATAATGCTGTTACCTTTCATGGTATGGATGGTGAACTAATTGTTGGTTCTCCAACATCACCTACTGTCTATCGTGATACTAACTCTTTTGTTATGTCACATGATAAAGTAGGTGACTTTATGTTCTACCATTTCGACTGGTGGGATGATACAATTAGTGACTATATTGGTCGTACTATGCCTCACGAATACCATAGTGAATGGCCTAACCATACTCATGTACTACGATATGAAGCAGCTAACAAACAAGAGCTACTAGAGATTGAGGAAGAATACCTCAATGACGGTTATGAAGGAGTAATCATTCGTAACTTCAAAGGTAAATACAAGTACGGTCGTTGTACTATGAAAGAAGCTAATGCCTTTAAGCTTAAACGCTTCGAAGATGCTGAGGCTACTATTGTAGGATTCGAAGAAGAAATGCACAATGGAAACGAAGCAGAAACAAATGAACTTGGACGCACTAAGAGGTCAACTAGTAAGGCTGGACTCCGAGGTAAAGGAACTCTCGGTGCTCTTGTGTGCAGAACAAGTGACGGAGTTGAATTTAACATTGGCTCAGGTTTCGACTCTGATGATCGAACAAATTTCTGGAGGGATCAGGAACAACTTAAAGGGGCTATTGTCAAGTACAAACACTTCCCTATTGGGGTTAAAGATAAGCCACGACACCCTATCTTCCTTGGGTTCCGGGACAAGATCGATATGTAGCATGCAAACCCGAGACGGTACCTTATAGAGAACACACCATGAAAAAGCAAACAGTAGTAACCGTAGTATACTTTCTTGAAGAGTCATCTGAAGATGAAGTCAAATACCTTATTGACTCTATGTCAGCAGAACTCAACAAGAATGAAACATATCAAATCGTAAACATCGAGGACATCGAACAATGAATCTAATCCCTGTAGCCACCCAAGAGGAATGTGCTGAAGTAATCCAAGCTATCAGTAAGTGTTTTCGATTTACTCTGAACCATCATCACCCTGAAACAGGAGTTACTAACAAACACCATCTCGAAGTAGAAATTGGTCAACTGAAGTGCATGCTCGATCTCCTGTCTAACCAATGGGAGTTAGACCGAAGTGTTATCCTTAAAGCATATGACCATAAGCTAATGAACTACAACTATTGGGATAAAGAACATGGGGTACTCAAATGATTATTGAAACAGAAACAAACTCTCTTAACGTTACTTTGATTTTCTCTAAACCTATTAACGTGTTTCAAGAAGAACTACTGATTGAAACCCTTAAAGAACTGTCTGAGATCAACCGTAAATACATTGAAAGCTACGAGGAATACTTATGAAATCTCAACGTGACTGGGATGAATTCTACCTGCGAATCGCTGAGTTAACAGCACAACAATCGTATGCAGAAGACCGTAAGGTTGGTGCATTAATCGTTAAAGACGACAACATTATTTCATTCTCTTATAATGGTACACCTCCAAAAACTAACAACGACACTCAAACAAATACCGTACTACATGCGGAGGCTCAAGCCATCGCTAAGGTGGCGCGTTCGAATAGCAGTACTATCGGTGCTACTCTTTATTGCACCTGCTCTCCTTGTATTGATTGCGCTAAACTTATTTTTAGTGTGGGAATTAAGCGAGTAGTATACAGCAGTGAATATAAGTGTATGGATGGTGTAGACTTCCTACGCAAGATGGGTGTAGCTATCAACCATACGCTACCTCAGAACAGTCTCGCTGACCCTGCTTGGTTAGCTAAAACAGGATTAACTTAATGCTAACAGAAGGCTGGACAAACCTCCTTCTCTTATGCTCATTGTTTTATATTGTGTACCTACAATACCAACTCAGTGATCGTGATGAGACAATAGAGAGCTTCAATGAACTCTTAATGGAAATGGCTGAAGAATTAACCGAGTTAGGTTCTCCTAACGTAACATGGAAGAAGATCAATGAGGAAGGATAAACGATTCCCTACCGTACAGGTAGAAGTAGCTTGCTTACCTGCTGCTGAAGACCAAGTTGCTAAGGTATTCTTCAACATTCTTGCTGACTACTGTAGTCGATTCAATGTGAAAGTCGTTGAAGAAAAGTACAAAGTTAGTATTGCCTGTGTAGAATACGCAGATGATAACGAAGAGATGGGTATGACTATCCACGGTGAAGATAATGCTGGTCGTATCCTTGTACAGATTCGTGACCCATACCTCAGCGACTGGGAAAACAACTACTTCACCAAGCAACTATTCCTATACATCATGTGCCATGAATTCGTTCATGTGTGCCAGCACTTAACTAAGCGCGATGGGTTTAGGGTTCCTAAATGTTCATACGATAAAGAATCTTCTCGTGAGTCATACTTCTTTGACCCATGTGAGGTAGAGGCTCGTGTGTTCGAACATTTCTACACTGTAATGTATGCAGATAAACTACTATGACTAAACTAAGATTGTGTGTTGACATCGAGACCAATGGTCTTATGCCACATGTAAATAAAATCTGGTGTATGGTTGCTATCAACTCAGACACCGGAGAGGTACACTCATTCTCTGACTATGACCCTAACTTACCTACACTCAATGATGGCCTTGATTTCATTAGCAAAGCTGATATCATTTATGGTCATAACTTTATTGGTTACGACTTGGTTGTTCTCAAGCATCTCACTGGATGGTCACCACCAGAATCAGTAAAGGTTATTGACACCTGGATTATGTCTCAAACTAACCAATTCAAACGAGATCATAAGCATGGTCTTGAGGGTTGGGGTTCTAAGCTTGGATTTCCTAAGCTAGAGTTCAATGACTGGGAAAGTGGATTCACTCAAGAGATGCTTACCTACTGTATCCGTGACGTTGAACTAAACGTTAAGGTGTACAAGATCTTAGTAGAAGAAGCTAAGAAGATCATTAGTAAATTCCCTATGTACGCTAAGGGTCTTGAAGTTGAGAATCGCTTTGCTGCTATCGAGGCTGGCATCCGTAGTAAGGGTTGGGTCTTTGATATGGCTGGTGCTCAGACACTACTGACTCGTATGAATAACGAAATGGAACGTATCGAAGGTGTCTTAGAGCCTTTGATTGGTCTACGTTGTATCAAGAAAGATAAGCCTGATGAATTCAAAACACCTGCATGGCGTAAAGATGGATGCTACACTGTGGCCACTGTACGTCACTTCGGATATGACCAAGAAACAGGTAAGACAACTCGTCCGATTGAAGGCCCGTATTCTCGTATCTCCTTTGAACAAGGTAAAGTGGGTAGTATTGAAGTAGTAAAAGACTACTTGTACTCTATCGGATGGGTACCTGATGAATGGAACGTTGAACGTGTTAATGGTAAGTTCGTTAACAAATCCCCTAAGATCACAGAGACTTCATTAGAAGTTCTAGGTGGTGGTGCTCCGCTAATCAGCGAGTACTATACGCTACGTGCTCGTAAGGGTATCTTAGAAGGATGGATTCGTGAATCAACAGAACATCCAGACCACCGTCTTCATGGTCGTATGTGGACTATTGGTACTCCTACCTTTAGGTGTCGCCACGAGGTTATTGCTAATCTACCTAGTGTTGACGCTGTTTATGGCAAAGAGATGCGTGGATTACTTCAGTGTGAGCCTGGGACAGTCATTATCGGGGCTGACTCTGCTGGTAACCAAATGCGTGGTCTTTGCCACTATATCGGCAACGATGATTTTACTAATGAGGTAATCAATGGAGATGTCCACACTCGAAACGCAGAAGCTATTGGTACAACACGTAAACTTGCTAAGCCATTCTTGTACGCGTTCCTCTTTGGAGGCGGGGCACTTAAACTGGGCAGTATCCTTACCGGAAAGCGTGATGCTAAAGCTGGACAAGAAGCTATGTCCAAGTTCGAAAATTCAATCCCCGGACTTGCCGAACTTAAAGCCAAGCTCTCAGGACAATTCGAGCGAACTGAAGCTGCGTTTGGTAAAGGGAACGCTTGGGTCCGAGGTCTAGATGGTCGTATTGTATTCGTAAGTTCTCAACATCAGGTATTAAATTATGTCTTACAAACAGCAGAAGGTATCACTTGTAAAGCTGCAGCAGTATACATGCAGGATGAGATGCGTAAGCGTAGAATCCCTCACTACTTTGCTCTACATTACCATGATGAATTTGCAATTGTGGTTCCTGAACAGTTTGAGCAGGAAGTAAAAGAGTTATCTATTGAAGCGTTCACTGAAGCGCCTAAGTGGTTTGGTATTAATTGCATGGGCGGTGATGCCCACACAGGAAAAACATATGCAGAAGTTCATTAAATCTTTACAAATTATTATTCGTATTTTGGTAGCTACAACCTACTTAGTCCTTGTATTCCCGTTCGTGATAGCAGGTTTTATGTATGAGTCTATTGCTGACGCATTCAAGGCAGGTCGAATGATTAACTTTGAGGCGTGGTTAAATGATGTCTGAAGTTGAACATAACTTCGAGGAAGTAATCATTGACGTTGACAGTATTGTCTATCAAATTGCTTTCACTACACCTTCACCAGCACTAGCTAAGAAAGCTCTTGATAACTTTATTAAAGATATCATCGAGACTACTGACTCTGGTTCTGCTCTTATCTTCATGAAAGGTTCTAACAACTTCAGGTACATCTGTGACCCTGAGTATAAGAACACTCGTAAGGATACTATCGAACCAGAGATCAAAGAGCGTATCGAGAAGCTATACGAGTATGCTGAAGAGTTCTGTACTAAAGGTGAAGACGGTGAGGCTGATGACTACTGTTCTATCTACGCTAAGAAAGCTCTAGATGAAGGTCGTCCTTATGTAGTAGCTCATATCGATAAAGACCTTAACTGTATTCCAGGTTGGCACTACAACTTTCGTAAGAAAGAATTTTACTTCATGGATGATTCAGAGGCTTACCGCTTCTTGATGATGCAGGTCTTAACAGGTGATGCTACAGATAACATTCATGGGCTACGTGGTGTAGGTGAAAAGACAGCTATCAAGCTTACTAAAGACACACCTAATAACCTACTGTGGAATAAGGTTATCGAGATCTGGAAAACGAAACAACCTGAAACATGGGAAAATAACTTCCTGAAATGTGCTAACTGCATCTACATGCGTGAGTCTCTTGATGACCTACGACATCTCAACTTTGAAGAATTGAAAGAACGTTTAACATGGAATACGGACACTGGCACCCTCTCACAGACAGACCAGACGATGCCTTTGGATTCATCTACTATGTCGAAAACCTCCAATCAGGACGCCGATACATCGGCAGAAAGCAGTTAATAAGTGTATCAAGAAAGACAGTACCCGGACTTAAGCGAAGAAGGGTTACTCGAACAGAGAGTGATTGGCGATCATATAAATCCTCCTGTCGAGAACTCCTTGATGATATTGAGTACTACGGATTTGAATCATTTACTTTTGTTATTTACAAATGGTGTTGTGGCCCCGGAGATCTTACGTATAGCGAAGTCCAAGAGCAATGGCAATGTGAGGTCTTATCACGAGATGAAACACCTGATGGTGAACGTCTCTGGTACAACGGAAACATTGGAGCTGTCAAGTTTTTAAAACCTAAATCGTATGAGTAAGAAATTAAAACTACCAATCAAGAATGTCCAGTATGAGGATGAGGTCTCATTGAAGGATGAATTCAAAAACAAGTTCAAAGAAAAGAAACAAACTCAACAACAAGCCCATGAGCGTAGACAAATGCTCAGGGAGATTCGAGAAAACAGAGACTGGAATTAACCTATGTCACGATGGATCCACGCACCGTGTCCTAAATGTTCATCATCCGATGCGTTTAGCTACAAAGAAGATGACTCACATGGCTTCTGCTTTAGTTGCCAGAAGTCATCTCCAATCGACCCCGCATATACACCAACCGAATATCACACTGAAGACTACAACATGCACACACTAAACGAGATTACAAATTATGACACACGAGGATTTCAAGAACGAGGTATCACTAAAACTGTCGCAGCTCAATACGGAGTTAAAGTTTCGTATGCTGAAGACGGTACTATGGCTAGTCATTTTTATCCTTACACTAAAGATGGAATGGTCGTGGCTTACAAAGAACGAAAGTTACCTAAGTCATTTGTCATCCACGGTGACTTTAAAGGCATACAACTCTTTGGACAAGCAAACGCTACTGGTGGTAAACGAATCGTCATATGTGAAGGAGAGCTTGATGCGCTCGCTGTAGCACAAGCCCAATACGACAAGTACCAACGGTTCTATCCAGCGGTAGCACTACCTTCTGCCTCTGCTACATCAATGATTCTCGAACAGCGTGAATGGTTACGTGGGTTCGATGAAGTCGTATTGATGTTTGACATGGATGAACCCGGTCAGAAAGCTGTTCAAGCTGCAGCTAAGATTATCGGCTACGATAAAGTAAAGGTAGCATCACTACCCGAGAAAGACCCTTGTGATGTACTAATCAAACAAGGTTCTGCAGCTCTAATGAACTGTATCTTCAATGCAGTTACATACAGCCCTTCTGATGTAGTCAAGGGTGAAGCTGTATGGGAACAATTCAAACTTAAGCAGTCTGTTGTATCCCTAGCCTACCCTTCTTGTTTGAACTCACTCAATGACAAGCTCTTCGGTATGCGTCTCGGTGAGATCGTACTGTTCACTTCAGGTACTGGCTCAGGTAAATCTACTGTCATCAAAGAGATTGTCCTAGAAATCCTAGACAAGACTCAAGACATGGTAGGTATGGTATCACTTGAAGAGTCTGTAGGTGATACTGCAGAGAAGTTCATTGGTATGCAGCTTAAGAAAGATCTTAAGTCAGCTGATATCTCCGAGGAAGAACAGTATAAAGCATTCAAGACTGTCTTCGGTGATGAACGCTTAGTACTACTTGACCACCAAGGTTCTGTTAGTGATGAGTCATTGATTGATAAGATTGAACACCTAGCATTGATGGGTTGTAAGTACATTATCCTTGACCACATTACTATTGCTGTATCTGAAGGTGTTAAGGGTAAGACAGGTAACGAAGCAGTTGACTCCTTCATGTCTGACCTACTCAAGATCACTAAGAAGCATAACATCTGGTTAGGTGTTGTATCTCACTTGCGTAAAGGTGAAAAGCCATTCGAAGAAGGTCACATGCCTTCTATCGATGACATCAAAGGCTCAGGCTCTATCAAACAAATCTCGTTCGATATCATTGCCTTCTGCCGTAATATGGTTGCTGAGATGGAACAAGTCCGTAACACAATCCGACTCCGTGTCCTTAAATGCCGACACACTGGTCGCACTGGTGACTGTGGTAGCACATCGTATGATGCTAAAACAGGCCGTCTAAATCAAACTTCTTTTGTGGATTTCGAATAATGGCATTAATTAAACTTGACAACTACCGCTTGTACCTTGAAACCTTAATGAAGGATAACGAGGAACGTATTAAAGGCATTGAGCATCGCGCTCAACTAAGAAAAGCAGAATACGAAGATGGCTTCTTTGCTAATTTATTCCGCTGGAAATGGGAAAATAGTTTTGAGTACTTTCACGAATGGGATGGTGGTTACTGGCTTAAAGATAGTAACAAACAAATTGCTCGTGAACTTGAAAAGCTAGACTACCATAAAGCATTAGGTGACACCTTAATTGAATTCAATGATGGTAAGTTCTCATCTAAAGACTTCTATTCCTTTGCCAAGAAAAACAACTTACCCTAAAGAACAATGAATCCAACACAATATCTTACTGAACGAGTAGCCAAGGTAGTATTAAACTCAGATAAGATCTATAATGAGGGTGCGCGTCTCCTTGCATACCACCCCACATGGGAATACGATCTAGAAAGGTTTATAAATGAATCATGGGACACTCTACTACGTTACTGCATTCGAAATAAAAATGCAACCCATTCAGCCTCTGTTAAGCTCACTTTCGCTAGTGACCTTATTGGAAAACGAATCGCAAGGGCTATTGGTACAGATGAACACAACATCAAATCAACCCTCTCGCTCGGAGACCTATTGCTTGAAACCTTCTTACAAGACGGTCTAATCGATATCTTCCGTGAGTATGACGGTCGTAAGGCTCCATACATGGTACGTATTGTTAACCAAACAGATGATGTTAAGCCCACGTTAATCGGCACATCATTTGAACCGCTACTACCTATCACTGGTTTGTATAGTCATCTTACTAAAGAACCGTTCATCAAAGGCTGGTCTAACAGTCGATTGTTCCATGAGTACCTAGACAAACCGTTCATCAAGAGTCTAGAAACATTACGCCAACAGCCTTGGAAACTAAACATTCCAGTGCTAGAGGCTATGGAGAATACATACCCTTCAGAAACTCTTGACTTGGTTGATGAGAATGGTGAGATCTTTGTATACAACATTCACCATGAGAACCTTAACTTACCTAAGAAGCTTAACCACTTAGATGGTACTAAGTTCATGGGTAAGAAAGACCCTAAGCTACAGCGCATGCTGAGTAAGTACTTCGAGTACAATCAAGTACTGAAGAAAGCACGATTAGTTAATGACCAGACCTTCTATCAAGAAGTCTCTTGTGACTATCGTGGACGAGTCTACTATGCTGAATCATTCCTTGAGTTCCAAGGTAGTGACTTAGCTCGTAGTCTCTTTTTATTCGCTAACAAAAAGCATGTCAGTGAAAAAGGTTTCTTCTGGTTAAAGGTACATACAGCAGCTTGCTACAATACTTCGTTTAACATCGATGAAATCCCAAGCTACTTTAAGACTGACTACAAAGCTTACCTACAAGAAGAAGGTCTTGATACTATCTCCTTAGACAAAATGACATTAGATGATCGTGCTGCTTGGGTTGATAACAACATGGAGTCTATTAAGAAAGTTGCGCGTCATCGTATCATCAACATGTCAGCTGAAAAGCCTTATAGCTTCTTAGCTGCTTGTTTAGAAATCGAGGGATACAATCAGTCAAAGATGCTCCGACAAGAGTACATGTCAGGGTTCCCTATTCCTATTGATGGTTCTAATAACGGCTGGCAACATCTTGCAGCTATGTCTAAGGATAAACAAGCAGGTACATTAGTGTCCTTAGTACCTACTCCTATCCAGAAAGACTTCTACGTAGCTGTTGCTAAAGAACTTATCACCATCATGCCTGACTGGTTTACAGAGAAGCAAATGCCTATGAAGCATATCCGTAAGGGTATCGCTAAACGAGGCTCTATGACTCGTGCTTACTCAGCAGGTAAACAACGTATCGCCAAGAACATGTATGATGATTGCCACGTAGAAGGTTTTACTGTTAAGTATAACATTGATCAAGATCAGTGTGATACTCTGGCAGGTAACTTGATTAAGGCTATCAACACTGTATGTGCTGGTCCACTTAAAACAACTAAATACTTACAGAAGATTGCAGAACATGAACTTAACTCCGGTAGAAATAACCTTACTTGGCACACTCCTAGTGGCTTCCCTGTGGTTTACAAAGCTTATCTTCAGCACGAACGCAAACAGCGAGGTACGATACGAGGCATTACGGGAAATAAAGATGGTCGTATCATGCACGTTATCAAAGTGGATGTCCTCAATAAAGAAACTGGGGAAAAAGTACCATGCCGTAGGAGTTTTGCTTCGGGTATTAGCCCTAACGTTGTACATTCCTATGATGCTGCTCACATGGCTAATACTATTGTTGGCTTTAACGGTAGCTTCGGTGCAGTTCATGATTCTTTTAGTACTCACGCTAATGAAGTGGACTTTCTACAAGAAGTAACTAAGATGAACTTCATTGCTCAGTATGATACAGAAAACTTCTTTAACACTCTACAAGATACTCTCATGGAGAATAAAGAATCATTCACTTTCCCTCAGCCTGAGACCGGAAGTTTAGACCTCCAAGACGTTTATAACTCAAAGTATTTCTTTTGCTAATTCAGTCGGTACCTAATACCGAACAACAACAAACAAGGACTCCATGAACTCATATCAAGAACTTATCGCTAAATCCCGCTACGCTCGCTATCTCCCTGAGAAAAAGCGCCGTGAGAACTGGGATGAAACAGCAGACCGCTGGACAGACTTCTTTAAAGAACAATTAGCAGGTAAACTAGATACCACAGACAGCATCTGGGGTATGTTAAACAACGAAATCAAGACACTAAGTACCCTCCCCTCAATGCGCTCAATTATGACTGCAGGTGAGGCACTCCGCAGGACTCACGTAGCTGCTTATAACTGTAGCTACCTACCTGTAGACCATCAGCGTTGTTTCGATGAAGCAATGTACATCTTACTATGTGGTACTGGTGTAGGCTTCTCATGTGAGTCTCAATATACTCAGCAGCTCCCTGTTGTACCTCAGTTACACCAGTCAGAACACCTGATTGTAGTAGAGGACAGCAAAGAAGGTTGGTGTTATGCCTTCCAAGAACTCGTTGACTGCTTATACAAAGGTATTATCCCTACATGGGATGTATCTAATGTACGTCCAGCAGGTGCTCCACTAAAAACCTTTGGTGGTCGTGCTAGTGGTCCAGAGCCTTTGGTATCTTTGTTTAACTACACAGTTAAGAAGTTCACTAAAGCTAAGGGTCGTAAGCTAAAGAACATCGAAGCACATGACATCATGTGTAAGATCGGTGAAGTAGTAGTGGTAGGTGGTGTACGCCGTTCAGCTATGATTAGCTTAGGTGACTTGTCTGACCGTGACCATGCCACAGCTAAAGCTGGTGAATGGTGGAAAGGCTTTGGCGAACGCGCCCTAGCTAATAACTCAGCAGTATACCAGACTAAACCATCTGTTGGTGAGTTCATGAAGGAATGGTTAGATATCTATAACAGTCACTCAGGTGAACGTGGTATCTTCAACCGTGAAGCATCACAGATTATGGCATCTAAGTGGGGTCGCCGGGCAAAAGACGTACAGTACGGTACTAACCCTTGCTCAGAGATTATTCTTAAGCCATATCAGTTCTGTAACCTTTCTACCATTGTAGTCGAAGCAGGTGATACTATTGAATCACTCAAGTTGAAGGTTCGCTTTGCTACTATCATGGGTACTATGCAGTCTACCTTAACTGACTTCCCTTACCTACGTGATGTATGGAAACAGAACACAGAGCAGGAACGTTTACTAGGTGTATCTATGACAGGTATCCTTGATAACGCTATTCTCCGTGGTGAAGGTTGTGACCTAGAAGCACTACTATCAGAACTCCGTGATGTAGCCCGTGAGACTAACAAGGAGTGGGCTGAGATCTTAGGTGTACCTGAGTCTGCAGCTATTACTTGTGTTAAGCCAGAAGGTACAGTGTCTCAGTTGACATTGACATCTAGTGGCATCCATGCGGGTCATGCTCCATACTACATTCGCCGTATTCGTCAGGATAAGAAGGATCCATTGACTCAGTTCTTGATCTCTCAAGGTATCCCTAATGAAGACTGCGTAATGAAGCCAGACCAGACATCTGTGTTTAGCTTCCCTATGCGTTCACCCGGGTTTACTCGTGAAGACTTAACTGCTATTCAACATCTTGAGATCTGGTTAGCTTATCAACGTCACTGGTGTGAACACAAACCATCTGTAACTATCTCTGTTAAAGAGCATGAGTGGCCTATGGTTGGTGCATGGGTATATGAACACTTTGACGAGTGTACTGGTATCTCTTTCCTACCTGATGACGGTGGTACTTACCGACAAGCTCCCTACGAGAACACTGATAGCTCAACCTATAAGCGTCTACTCGATACTCTTCCTTCCATTGACTGGGAACTCTTCGTTGAAGACCGTGACAATGTAGAAGGTGCTCAAACACTCGCATGTACAGCAGGAGGCTGTGAACTATGAACAAACTAACTAAAGTATACACTGAATGGTGTGGTCCATGTAAAATGATGACTGAAATCCTTAAAGATATTGACCTTGGAGGTGAGTTTAATACTACACTAGAAGAGATTGATGCTGCTCAGGATAAAGAGATTCTAATCAAACACCAAATCCGAGGTGTACCATACTTTATCTTAGAAGATTCTGAAGGTAATGTACTACGCAAACAGAGTGGTGCAATGACTCTAGAAGAGACTCGTAAGTTTCTAGCTGGAGCCTAATAGGAAACACGGCCCTCATCTTAGCATGCGGGTTCTTCTATACGCGTCCTAATCAGACCAGCCACAGCTCTTTGGCGAAACCCACAAGGATAGAGAAACTTAGTAGCTAATCCACTTGATGAGTGGTGTCGTTGGTGAAGTACTAAGAACAAGTATGGGTTACCTCTCATACTTATTTATTCCGGAAAACCCGAGCAAGGTGCATGGGCTTGACTGTTAATCAATGGTTAGGTCGGTTCGATTCCGACATCCGGAGCCAAGAACAATACTCATTACAACGGAGGTTAAATATGGGTGATTTTAAATATAGAAATATTGACAAGGTAAAAGTAGAACAACTAGGAATGCCATTAGGTACTGCTAGAAATAGATTAGTTAAACAAATCATGTTTGATTTAGTCAAGAAAACCGATAATAATTTATGTCATCATTGTGGTCTGGAGATTACAGATATAAAAGATTTATCTATTGAACACAAGCAATCATGGCTACATTCAGATGACCCTGTTGGCTTATACTTTGATTTAAACAATATAGCTTTTAGTCATACGTCCTGCAATTATTCTGCAGGATCTTTGAATAGACAAAACAAATAAAGGATTCTGAGCAGCATTGGCGACTGCAGCAGACTGTAAATCTGTGGCCTTATGGCAACTAGGTTCGACTCCTAGAGGATCCACCAAAACAAACTGTGTGTGAGAAAGTCTGGTTAATCTACCTGCCTTGGAAGCAGGAAATCGGTGGTTCAAATCCATCCACACAGACCAATACGCGGCGTTCGTTCAGTGACAGGACTGTGGATTCCAAATCCGCTAACGGAGGTTTGATTCCTTCACGCTGTGCCAGTAAGTAATATGCAGTAGATAGTGTAATAGCAGCACACCTGTCTGTGAAACAGGTAGACAGGGAGCGTAACCCGTCTTTCTGCCCAATAACGGAGACGTGTCAGAGTGGTTTAATGTATCTGGCTTGAACCCAGATGAGTCCTAACAGGCTCCGTGAGTTCGAATCTCACCGTCTCCTCCACTAAC